TGAGTATTTGGTTTCGTGTTTGTATTCGCTGGGCGTCGCGTTTGTTTTTGAATGTTGCTCCGCGTGAACTATTGCAAGGCTTACACGATGGGATCATGTTGTCGAGCGATGAGTCACCGCCGGCCGCAATTTCCAGTAAGTGATCGGCGGTTGTTGCCGGTCGTTTTCTACACCAATGGCAGATCGGCCCGTCGCGAAGGATTAGTTCGCGGTTCTTTTTGTATTGTGTCGAATCGTATTCGCTGGGCTTGCGTGTCATTTGCTAACGCGCTTCGCTTGTTCTAGCGCGGCGCTTGCGCGCCTTGCTCTCGTTGTTTGTTTGTTGTTTGTCATGTCGGGCTCGACTCTCGCGTGTTGTTTGTTATCTATGTTTAGTTTAGTTGTGTAATGAAATGATGTTAATGAGCCTCCCACCGTATAGCCCTTTACGGTTCCCAATTTCATTAACTCTCGCTCGATTATGTTTACGAGCCGCCTCGACGCTTTGCCCGTTTCATTTCGTCTCGCATGATTCGGAGCGCGCCGATCTACCCGACTCACGCCGTGTATTCGACCTAGACGCGACTCATAGGCAGATCATGGACCGTCAAGCGGTCGGGCCTTTAACGGGCTATCTAAAAGTTTGAAAGAGTGTAGAGAATATATTCCATGTCCGAAGGTTTCCATACGCTGTTGAACGTCGCGCTTACGTCAAACGCCATTAACCAGCGCTTTTGAAGTGGAGAAAGTTTTCCCTTCTCGGCTTTCAATTCGACTGCGAGGATTTTCCCGCTTACTGGGTGAACCATTAACAAGTCTGGGAAGCCGGCGTCGCCTTGAATGTGTGTCGCCCATTTGCCGCGCGAGTTTTGCGCCGGTAGGTCATGGTGAATTAACCAGCCGTAACGCTTCGCAATAGAAATAACGACGTTCTTGAATTCGGCTTCGGTCATGTTTTCGCGCGGTTTCATTAAAGCGATTCCGACCATATTTTGTCGGACAAGTGATTTATCGCCCATCGGATCTTTTGTTTTGCTTTGTCTTGTTCGTCGCGCAATTCGAGATAAATGGCTTGAAGTTTTTCTATTGCTGTAATCATTTCTAAAAGTGTCATTTGAGGGCCTCTATAACTTGACTTGCTTCGTGGGACTTTAATAGTTCTAGAACCGCGTCATCGCGGCCTACTGTACGTTGAATGAATTCCAATAGCCGAAGGTCGTCCATGCCGGCGTCTTTGGCAAGCTTTGAAATGTAGCCCGTTTGTTTAGGGGTCGCGAAAGCGCCTCTTGGGGTATGGACTGGAGTCCCGCCAGACGCGCTAGGACGCTCCGAGACGCCCGTTTGTCGTGTTTGTGGGCCTCTGGCTACCTTTTCCATTTCCTCGCGCGAAGGCCGTTCACCGGTTGACGCTATGGGCGAGTTCTGGATCATGCGGCCAATCGCCGACGTCTCCCCGTTTTCGACATGGCTTGTTTTATTGACCGGCGATGAACCTCGAATTTCCTCGGCGTATCCGGTCGCGATGAGTTTTCCGTCGTTGTTGTATCCCTCGGCCCTAAAGAGAACAAGGTCCCCGTCGTAGTAGTGGATAGACGTCAATATTTGTCCGTCTGGATATGCGGCCCACCATCGAACGAGTCGTTCGTGAACCGTTTCGTAATTGTTGAGATCGAATCCCACGTTTAGCCTTTCGTCGTTTTAATCGGATTTTGGTTTAGTTAAACAAGCCGCCAGACGCGGATCGGGGAACAATGTCTCCGCCGGCTGGGTGAATATTCTCCCGTGAATGTGATTTTGTTTTCTTTGGCAAGTTTTGACATGATCGGACCTAATGCCCTTGGATCGTGGGCTTTGGTTGACCGATGAGAATCAAGCCAGTCGAATACGTCGTCGCTTGTAAATGTGAAGCGCATTCGTCCAACGGTTAGGACCGCGTTTCGGGCGTCTTTGCGGAATTCCTCGCGCGTGTTTTGATCGATTATTCCCATCGCTTCGTCGCGTTCGCGGATCGCGTCAAAGATCGTCATTTGGTCGCTCATGAGTGAGCCCCTAACGCTTTGATCGCTTTATCGAGAACGGCTACTTCCCAGACCGGAAGCGGATCGCGGAGAATGTAGTCCGTTTGTATTCGCTTTAGGTCGCGGATTAGTGAGGCGTGAGGGTTTTTTGAAATGGCCATGATTTCGTCCATTAAACCCATAACGGCTTTTTGGTGGAGAACCATCGCGCGAGTTTCCTCTGATAGTTCGCCTTGGTTGAATGCTACGCCTTCGCTCATTTTGTCGCGCTCCATGGTCCCCAGCCGTAACCGTAACGATCTAGGCCGTAATTGTAAATTTCTAATCCGGCGCGAAGGTTAATGTCTGCCTGTAACAAGTCTTTTTTATGTTGAATGATTCCGCGCTCGATAAGCCATGGTGTCCAAAAGCCGTTTATTTGCATTAGTCCGCGCGATCCTCCGTTCGGATCTTGTTTATTGATCGCGTTCGGAATGCAACGTGACTCTCGATAAATGATCGATTCCAGGACGGTTCTTTGGTCAAGCGGCCAACCAATATTCACGGCAAGCGCCGAGAATTGTTCGCAAGCCGAAGCGTAAGGATCGATGAATAGCGTCGAACTTGTTGTCGTTGTCGGCTCGATCAAATAAGGCGCGAGATCGATAGTTGTTTCTGTAACTTTTGGGACGTTTGTTTCTGGCATAACGGATATCCCGAAAAGCGCAAAAATAAACGTTCCGATTAGTAGGAATGGGTTACTCATTTTTTCTCCAATGGATAAGGGACTCCCCACGATGAGGAGGCCGTTCTAAATGCGATTTGTCCCATGAGGTAATCGCCCGATTCGGAGTCGGTAAATATTTGAACCAGTATCTCTTGACCGTTTTCCATCGATCCGATGTAAACGGAATAATTAACAATTTGAGGTCCGGTCATATCTAAAAGCCCTTCGTCGGTAATTCCGACCTTAGTCAAGGCGTGTTTAGTTTTGGGGGATTTCTCCGAAAACCTTTAGAAATGCGGCTTTTACCCAGATAACCGAATCGGCCGCTTGGGGACTAATTTCAATATGGAACCAGTCTCCCGAAGGCGCTCCCGTAATCGTGTGCTTCGTGTATTTCTGCCATGACTGGCGATCACACCTCCAGCCGGCGCCGTGGGGTTTTGGTGCGTAATCGAGGACGGCTTGAATTCCAAGCTCGTTAGCGTGTTCCAAAACTTTATTTATAAACGCGAGCGCATTCTTACGATTCGCGTTCGGATTCTTTTCCGTTTTGCGATAAGAAAGATCGACCGCTCGGCCTGTCGCGTGAACGCTTAACGTTCCCGGTTTACCTTTAGCGTCTCTTTGGCCGTATGAACCATTATTAAAAAACACGCCGTTCGAATGAGCGATCGCGAGTTTGATCCATGCGTCCATTCCGGCGCGCGGTTTAGGTGAAGGACCGTCGGCATTACCGATATAGTCCCGCGCGTTCGGGACGCCTTGTTTAGCCTTGGCTACTGTCACGGCCGAACGACGGATCTTTAGGATTCAACCAGCGCAAGATCGGCGGAATGATCGCGGCGACGCCTGCATTAACTAAAACTTTTGGATCGGTAATTCCCGACATATAAAGCGCGGCAACCGCTCCAAGAAAAGATCGCAAATAGGAAGCGATCATCGCTTTGTCTTTTGGTTTCATTTATGGCCCTCCAAATGTTGATCGACTTTTGTTTCGATTCGGTTTAGTGAGTCTCGGACGATTCCATGATCGGATCGGTTTTCTTTAATGATTTTATTGAGCAATATCCCGACCAGACCGAAACCGCCACCGATAAGAGAAACCAACACGCCAGAATCCATGAGATCACTCTTTTACCGTCGGAGGAGATGGCGGTCGTGGATCGTAAAATTCTCCGTATTCACCAATATTTGGATCAAAGATAAAACCTACTCCGGCGTATGTTCCGCGAAAAGATCCCGAATATGAGGTTTGAATCCAAGTTCCAGAAATTCCTAAAGACGCGAGAAAACTTTGTCCAATTGGTTCCGATTCTGGAAATGGTAAAAAATCCAGAGTTTCGTTATTTATGACATCTACACGTAAAACCGTGTTTGTGCCATCTATTTGCGCAAAGTGTGCCATTAAAACGTGATACTCCCAGTGCCGTTAAATTGATAAATTCTAAAACCGCCCGTTTGCGTATATGTAGGCGATCCAGTAGTCGAGGCGGCCGTGTCAAAAGCTTCGGAATATCTAATGATTACAACGCCGGAACCACCGTTTCCGCCGGTTGAGTTGTTATTACCCGAACCGCCGCCACCCGAACCGGTGTTCGCCGTTGCGTTTGTGTTGCTGTCGCCGTTAGTCGCGCCACCGCCTCCGCTAGCACCTTGCGTACCAAATGCACCACCGCCGCCACCGCCAGCGCGCGCAACAGATGAACCAGTTATTGAACTGCTGGTTGCAGTTCCACCGGTACCGCCTACGCCAGTAGATGAGTTACCGCCAACCGAAGCGGAACCACCACCGCCCGAACCAGCATTAGACGAAGTGGCCGACGTCGTACCGCCGGCGAAACCTTCACCCGTTACTCCCGTACCACCGGCTCGAATGGTGCCCGATGAGGCACCACCACCACCACCGGATCCACCGTTTAGGCCTGCCGTGTTGTTAGTCGCGCCACCGCCTCCGCCAGTTGTAGATACTGAGTTAAACGACGATGATGTTCCTGAACTACCGCTAACAAATCCTGTGCCTTTTGCGCCACCACCGCCAATGGTCACCGTGTAACTAACGCCGGGTGTAACTGACATACCCGTAGCGGTTTTATATCCACCTGCACCACCACCGCCAGCGGTACCGCCACCACCGCCACCGCCGCCGGATATAAGCAAATATTCGACCGACGTTACGGGGTTTGGAGCGCCGACGCCCGCTAAAATTTGCATAAGTTAGGCCGACAAGTTGCCGACGAGGACCCAAGTATCGGTCGCAATTTTTACGCAAGTAGCGACGGCAAATTGGCCGTTTGTTTTTACTCTTGACCCAGCGCTTCGAAGTGTTACTCCGGCGCCGGCTGTAATTGTTACTTGTCCCGTGTTTAGTTGCATAACGTTTATTTGTGTTCCAATACCGAACGCGACGCTTGAATTAGGCGGAATGGTGAAACTAATTGCGGAAGTATTATCAAAGGTTACGAGGTCGCCGTCGTCACCTAAAACTGCCGTATAAGTCGTGCCGGTCTGGGCATTTAACGCGATCATTGAGGTCGCGAGCGCGTTTTGCTGGGCCGCGGTCAAAATCTGGTTCGCTGTGAAACTCTGTCTTGTTGCCATAATTAATTCCTATCCTAGAGCGTTTAAAGCGTCCAGTTCGCCATATTGGAGCGAGTCCAAAATCAATTCGTAAACGATCGTTGTCGGGGAAGTAAAGAACGTGACCCTATGACCCGATAAAACGTTTATTTGGTGTTGTACGCCTTCGACGGCTAATTCTTGGGCTAGTTCGGTTGAGGTCGCGCCTTGCTGGATCGTCTTTTGAATAGTGATCGTGTCGCCAATATCGACCACGGCCGCGAGGTCGCGCTGGGTTTCGGTTAACGAAACGAAGCCGACGGAAACTTCCGTGAATCGCGGTTCCGGATTAGGTACCAAAAGGTATTCGGCGAGGGCTAAGGCGGCCGCGTCGTTATGAACGAGCGAGCCGGTAATCGAGGTCGTCTGGATTAAATATTGCAATTGCGAGGCAAGATCCTCGGCTACTTGCGGGCTTGACGCTCCCAAGTGTTGAACGGAAGCGCGGTTGACTACTTGATCCGCGTCGAATGCGATTCCTACCGCGTCGTATCCAGCCGTTCCGACTGCTCCGTTATCGTGAAAATCTATGACCGAGCCGGCGAGCGTGTTTCCGAGTCTCGGTTGAAAAGTGAAGTTTCCGTTCCGGTCTATAAAGATTCGACCTTGTTCGGCTTGTTGTATTTGCGCGGCGTAGTTCGCGACGGAAGTTCCGTTCGCGACCGTGTAAGCGGCCGCGCCTCCGAGGGTTACGGTCCCCGTTGAAATATTTCGGCTAAGTGCTGGGAAGTCAACTTCGGGAAGGTTTAAAAGATCGGTTACGCGATCGCTTGATAATTGTTCGTCCACGTTCCATTCGGAAAGATACGTTTGGGCTAGATAATAAAAATCGTCGGCGCAATTAACGAAAACGCGATCTAGTTCTCCAAGCTCGAACGAATACGAATAGGTAGTTATATAGCCTTTAAATAGAACTTCGTTTTCGCGGCTAAGTATTACGCGACGTAATGGAGCGAGCCCAGGTTGATTATTTGAAGGATCAAAGAATGGTCCTTGATCGTCGAACGGATTAAAAATTCCCGTCGTATCGAGCAATTCGAAAGACATAGTTCCGGCGACGATTCCTTGATCGCCGATATCGCGACGTCCACGGAAAACGGAAATATTTGTCGCTCCGTCAATTACCGAAGCGTAAGTCGTTGAGGGACCGAGAACGTTTACGTCAAGAATTCCTTTCGTAGCGGAATCCAAAGTGAAAGAAACGTAATCGAATCCCGTGTCGATTAAAAGGTCATATTCGCCAGACTGAACGATCGTCGCCGACATTATGAAACCTGAATATTTGCGGGCCCGTTTGATCGGTTGAACGCGCGAATTGCGTTAACTACCGACTGACCTATTTCCGCGCTTGACGCTAATCCGCCGTTGACGTTAATCGTATAATTCGCGCCCATTCCACCGGCGCGACCTAAAGGAATTACGGCCTCTGGACCTTTTTCGCCGATCATCGCAAGAGTTGGAGACGTGACGATTCCGCCTTCGGCAAGCATTGGAATATTGGGAACGCTAAATCCTTTTCCACCTAAGCCGGGGACCCATGACGGAAATTCGAAAGATAGTTTTCCGATCGTGTTGTTCCATAGTTTCGCGATCGTGTTGAAAATTGTTTTATATACGCCGAGGACCGTTTGAACGTATGTCGTGATTACGTCAATACTTCCCATGACGACGTCTTTGATAAAACCAAAAACGTTATCGACTACCTTTCGAACGCCTTCGAATTTTGTGTAAAGAATCGCAAGGATCGCGATCACCGCGGCGATTCCAATAACAATAAGTCCGAGCGGATTAGCGGTTAGCGCGGCGTTCCAAATAAATTGAGCGGCGGCGGCGATCTGGGTTCCAAGAGTCCAGATTCGAATCGCCGCATTCGCGGCCAAAATGGCAACACCAATTCCACCAATGACGCCGGCAATAACAAGGAATGTCGTCGTATTTTCTTGGGCCCATGATCCCATCGCGGTCAAAAGCGGAAGCGCTTTTTCAACTACTGGAATAAGCGCGGCCCCGATGTTTTCTTTTGCTTCGGCGATCGCAATTCCGAAACGTTTCATTTGTCCCTCGGCGGTCCCGGCGGCCGTAGCGGTAGCGCCTCCAAACGTCCCTCCGAGAACGTCCATAACGGTATTAAGGTCCGCTCCTTCTTTAATGAGGTTCGCCATTTCTGGCGACAATGCTCGAAGCCCCTTAAAGTTTCCTTGATACGCCTTCGCCAAAGCGTCCGAAACGCTCGTTAGATCGGCGCCCGTCGCGGTAGAAATATCCATCGCAAGGCTTAGTCCCTCTTGCGCTTGACCTAGGTCTTTCGTACCTCTCGCGAGTGAGGCCAGAGCGGGCCTTAAATCGTCGTCGGCGATTCCGGAGGCCAGACTCATCTTTGAGATCAATTCCTCGTTAGCGGCGATCTGGGCGTCTGTGGCGGACGCGCTAATGGAAAGAGTTCGAGCGAGTTCCGCTTGGGCGGCTTGATCCTCCATCGCGGCTTTAGTCGCGCCTACAAGGGCAACACCTAAAGCACCGACCGCGGCCGCGGCTGGAAGCGCGGCTTTCTTAATAGCGAAATTCGCTTTAGCGCCGGCGCCCTCTAATTTTTGAAAATCGGCGACCGCGCGCTCGATTCCCTTCGGATTCCATTCCGAGACTATGGGGACGGAAATAGCCATTATTTATTCCCTAGTTCGGCGCGCTTGTTAATCGCATATTCCATATCGGCGATGGCGTCTTTAACGCCTTGCTCGACCTCTCCTATTTTGCTTTCTACTGATCTCCACATAACGCGCGACGCTCCACCTCGGTCCTTTTGTAGTTTACGGATAAGCGCGGTCCCCGATGGGGTATTACCAGAACCGGACCTTCCAGCCATATCAAATATGGATCCGCCGGCAGAACCTAAAACAAGCTTTAAAAGTGGAAACGTGTTCGCGTTTTTGTCTCGAATGCGTGAGCCTTTAAACGTGACCTTGATCGAGCGTCGGACGGCTTTCGCGTCATATCCGAGACGGCCGGTAACTTTCCAGCCTCCGCCACGTTTGCGACCTTTTTCTCCCGGCTCGATCGCCACTTCCGGAATGAGTGAGCGCGCTTCGGCGAGGATCGGCGCGGCGGCTAATTTCATTTTTGCTTGGGTTGCTTTGCGTAACGCTGGATCGATCGTTTTCAATAAGGCGAGCATTTCGGGAACGCCATAAACCTCAATACGAGCAAGGTCGCCCATTTGGGGATTAAATTCACGCGCCACGGCTCGACCTTTCGTTTGCTTTCTTTAAACAATAGATCACCGTCTGGAGGTCGCGAGTGTCAAACGTTTCGGAATAAAATTTCGGGGCCCACCCCAAGGCGACTAACAATTCGGCTAATTGCCGACGGTAGCCGCCTCCGTAGGGTTTACGTCCGTTTTATCCTCCGAAGTGATAATCATTTCCGGATTCTCTTTTACCCATTCGCGCCAAGTGTCAGGAAGTTTTTCTCCGCGCATTTTAAGAGTGAGATAAGCCCAGACGGTCACCTCGGTCATTCCGAATCCGCGCCCATCGGACGCGCGACGATTCTCGATCCGTTCCCATTCGGTAATGACGAATAAGTTCGTGAAAACCGTTTCAATGTTTTCGCCGTCGCCTTTACGGTCAATGAATAACTTAACTTTCATTTTTGCTCCTTGTGTCGGGCCGAGGAACGGCCGTCGTTATGAGATATCGACTGAATATTCGCCTTGTGTGAAAACTAGGTCTATGGACTGAAGTTCACCGAGGCTCGCGTTCAGGACTGGTAATTCGGCCAGCAGAGTATCTGTCAAAGTAAAGCCCGGATTCGTCGGCGAGTTTACGCCGCTTGCCGGGGTCGCAATAATTGTCGTTTGGGTTCCGACCAATTGCGAAAGAACTTCATAAGTCGCGTTATCGCTGTAATCCATATAAAGAGTTACGGTCGCTTCATGGTTGCCGAGGCCCTTTTGGCTCTTGCGGTCTGTCATTCCGAAAACCGTATTTTCCAAAACGTCGAAACGCCTAACGACATTGGCGGCAGTACAGAACCCGGTTAGGTTCACGCCGCCGATAGTAATTACTGGGTTTGCTAAATATGAAGCCATTTTGAAATTCTCCTTCGTTCTTTCTTTACTTTAGTAATTGGACGTAGCCATTATGGGGATTATCAATTCGTAAGCCGGAAGCGCGGTTCCGCCGATATCGATATTGGTCGGACGGCCAGACGTGACCGCCACATTTTTATCGATCAATTTTGCAACCATTGATAAAAGCGAGCGTTCGCCGTCCAGGTTGCCGGGGCCCAAAGTCATTACTTGGACCGTGAAAGTCGCTTTAACGATCTTGTTGTTAAAAGCTTCGATCGATGGGGAATTGATTAGGGCACACGGAGGAACGATATTTCGGGGATCGTTTACCACTTGCAAATTGAGGATCGTTTGAAGGGTCGTCGTTAAATCGTCGAGGGCTTCGTTTAGGAAGTCCGTGTAAACGGTCGGGGTTATTGGCATTAGGCGACCTGCGGGCGGTCAATTCCGAGCAATTGGCGAATTATTCCGTTTAATCCGGTAACTGGGGCCACTCCCATATCTTGGAAACTATTAAACGATTCGATCGATCCTCTGGCGCGGTACATCGCGGAACCGTACATGATCGCGCCGAGTTTGACGTCTTGCGAAGGAACGGTCGTTAGTGAATCCGTGTAGCCGGATTCCATTCTGCGCCTCCAGCAAAATTGAGACGAAGCGGACGCGCATATGGTGAGATAGTTCGCGTCGGACTGGGTCGCGACACCTATCCCTAAATAGTCGTAAAGGTCTTGGGCGTTAATCCAAGTACAAGTCTGGGTAATGGTTACGGTTCCAGACGCGGCTTGACGCTCGACATTATCGGCGGTCTTTGCGTAAAGAACTTGATTCGCGATCGGAACTAACGGATCATAAATTAGATCGCCGTATTGATCGACGCCTATAAATAAATATTCCGGAAGCGCGCGGACGACATATGTTCCGTTGAAAGTTTGATCGACGTTCGTGACGACGATAGTCGCGCCGACCTCGATCTCTGCTGGGGTTAAGAGAACGAGGACGGCGAAATTATCGACTAATTGTTTTTGAACGACCGAGTAGGCGGCCATAATTGGGCCTCCTTTCGGGAGTTATGCGCGCTTAACGAATTTGGTCGAGTCGATCATCAAGGTAGCAAGGTACCCTCTGAAGGCCACGGTCCTCGATAATTGGGACACATTATCGATACTTATGGCCCCCTTGGCTTGCTCGAACACTTCAAATCCGTCGGTATTGCCGACATAAACTTGGTTCACCAAGTTACGGTCCACTACAAGGCGCAAGCCAAAAGCGGACGATTCAACCGATCCCGGATTCATTGAACCGAAAGCGTTCATCGGTCCAACTTGTGGGAACAACGGACGACCAGCGTCATCGGTCAAAGTTCCAAGCGCTTGGAAATAGTTCGGCGACACCATCAACGCATTAGGAAGGTTTCCGTTTGAGTTAACGAGAATATCGGTAGCGGCTTCGTAAACGAACGCGGCCCAGTCGGCAGCGCTTGTGTCGTCTGCGAGTGTCGCGGTCTGGGTAACGCCGGCTTGGAACTGCTGGCAAGCGTATTCGTCGGTCTGGTTTGCATAAATGCGGGCCATGTCATCGAGCAAAAGCGACAAGACTTCCGGCTGTGTCCAGTCGATCGAGGCTTCGGATACTGAAACGTATCCACCAAAAATTCGCTTCGTCACTTGCTCATCGCTAATGACGAAAGTTCCGTCTGTAATTGTTTGTGATTCGGTTTCCGGTCCACCAATTGAAGTATGGGTCGTGACCTTTGGACGAATGAAAACTTTTCCACCTTGTGGCATGGCCTTAGGGCCTACGGCATCGATGAGCGGGCGCAAGCCTCGGAAATTGTTATAGACAGGCTGGACGATCGGCAAAGGCAACACGCCGTCCAATGAGCCGCCGAGCGTATTAACGTCCGGAGCGGCGGCCTGAATTTTTGCGTTCATTTCTGCCGCGACTGATCCGCCCTGCAAGAATGCCGAAATATATTCGGCGGCGCTTGGCATTTTAAAAGCTTGTTTTGGTTGAGCAAAAAGCGGAGCAATAGTTGACGCTTCGATTACTGCTGGGGTTTCTACTGATTCGGACATTTCGTTTTCTCCTTGTGAGTTCTCTACTTCATTTAACACTACTTCGGTTTCGTTTTCGTGGATATCCTCGGCGTCGGGGATACTGGCCGCGATCGAATTTATGACGGCCCCCGCCACGGCCCCATGAGGGACCATAGACAATTCGAACCATTCACTAGCGAGAATTTCCATTACTCCGTCTTTTGAGTAACGAAACTTCGTCGGATTCACTCCGACCGACACTTGATCAACGACTCCATCTTGGGCCAAAACAAGAAATTCGTTTCCGAGAGTTGTCTCCGAAATTTTGCCAGTAAAAAGAACCGAATTTTCGGCTTCGATTCGCTCGGTCAAAATTCCGACCGGTTGACTGGAGTCGTGATACATAAAAATTTTAGGCGCTGGACCGTCTAGCGGTAGCGAGCCTTTCGCGAATTTGACGCGCGTTCCGTCGGAAACCGTGGCTTCGACACCATAAACGACCGCGACGCCGGAAACGGTTCGTCGTGCTGGAGCGTCCGGAGCGGCCGCGTCAACTGTGAAATTTTGCGGGGTTAAACGAATCATGATCGAATCCTAAACCTATTGGGTCGCCATTTCGGGCATATCTGATATTTCGTCCGGGGAATCCATCGGTTCTATTTCCTCGACGTCGCCTCCAGCGTATTCCTCGGATAAAAATTCGGAGGTATCAAAACGAACTTTTGTTCCGCGCGGAAGGACGTTATCGCTTGACAATGTTTCCGCTATGCAATTCATTAGCGGTAGGCAACCGAAAGTAATTAGATCGATACGCGACTGCGAGGCGTTTTGATAAGAATATGAACCAGTCGATACCCCGACGAGGTAAGGCGGGACGCCCATCGCGCGTGAAAGGTCTTTTGCGCTGTAATCGGCGGAATCGATAAGAAGCATTCGGTCCGGCGTCGCGCTTGTTTCCGTGTAGGTGAGTCCCTGTGAAATGACTGCCGTCTGGTTAGTCATGCGCGCGAGGTTAAATTGTGCGGCGAGTTGCTGGAGGTCCTCCGCCGACATGGGTTCGCCTTCGGTAATTTTAAGAACGCCGGCGGGAATGCTTGACGACGCATTTCTTACGCGCGCTTCCTCGATTCGGAGCGCGGTTTCTATTGCGCGGCGTGACGTGTAATTGAGTCCTTCGATCGGGCTTAGGAATTGGATTACGTCGCGCGAGTCAATAGGCATTCCGTTAAATTGAATTTGGTTCGATGGGCCATAAAAAATTCCGCCCTGCTGGTCGAGTGTCTGGACCATATTGGAAGGTAGCCGCGTAAAGTTAAGCGGATAGCCGTCGGCGCTACGCTCGACCACCCACCAGAAAGCCCGACCGGTAAACAGGAGATCATCGGCCGTCCAAGAAAGTATGAAGTTATTCGTCACGGATTTATCGATCCGACCGATCCATGAGCGAGGCGCGAGATCGATCTCCGACATTTCGCGCTCGTTCTCGGACCATACTTCGCGGTACATTTCAAGTTTAAGGTTTCCGATCGTTCCGCAAATAAGGTCGCGTGAACGTGTAACCGTTGGGAGACTCATCGCGCGGGCGCGCATTTCCGAAGCGGAATAGGAAACAAAATTTCCAATTTGTGACGCGCCGACGTTTGATCCGGCGGCCGCGATTATTGCGGGAGCCGAGGAAACGGTTTCGGTCTTGCGATTAAATAAAGCCATTTCTAGATTATGTCACGGGAAGCGGCCGATCGGGACGATATCCGATCCCGACGAAAGGCAAGGTCAACCGACCGACCGCCGGCGACGATCTTAGTTCGGGATTAGAAAAACTAAAGGCTTTGCATTTTGTGTCGGTCTTGCCGCCATAGCCGCCGCCCAAATTAGACATCGGCAAAGTTCTATCGGCCCCGGCGATCGTTGACTGGATACCGCGACGGAACCTTGGGTTCGTACCGCTACGGCTCGTTGAACGTGTTCGGCGAGCATGGTTTCGCCCATATGGAGAACGCGGCCTTCGTGAATCATTTGTTTAACGACTGGCGTATATTTCAAAATTTCGCCATAGCCGACGACGACGCGACGACGCTCGAAACTTGGCGGACAATGAACGTCGATCGTTGGACTAATTGCAAAACGAATTGACGGATCTTTTGCTTCGATATGAATCTTTTCCCAAAGCTCGGAATACGTTTCGGCCATGAATGCGACCGTACAGACGACGCGCCCATCGGGAAGCGGTGAAGCGCGAACACCAAAGAAACGAGATTCGTCCATGGACGCTTCGATCGCAATTACTCCGCCGGCGGGCATAGGTCCGTCATGGCGTAAAGCAGGCCAGCGTCCGACGTCGATCCAGCCTTTGGAAACCGTGATCCATAAGTTCATTGACGAACGGAGATAGGCGGCGCGGTCTGGGCCGTCGCGCTCCGCTCGAATTGTTTCGGGCCGTAGTGTTACGCCGAGGCTTGGGTTTCCCCAGCCGAACGCGGCGTCCGACATTGGATCAAGATCGGGCGGAGGGCTCCATTCCATGAAAAGAAAAGGCGAAGGTTTTCCTTCGTCAATGAGGCGAAGCCCGTTTTCTCGGTAGCGAATGAAGGCCGTTGAGGATTCGGTTCCAGCCGTTGAAAATAGCGCCATATGAGGCGATCGTCTGGCGCGCTGTGCCGGCTCCAAGCCCATCGATAACACGGCTTCGGATATGTCGAAAATTTCGTCGGCAACCGCGAGATCAATACTCATACCGTGACCGATGGACGGGCGCGGCGCTTTCACGAACCAGCGCGATCCGTCTTTCATTGTTGCTTGATAACGACCGTAACTCCAGATTATGTGAGCGCCGAATTCGTTTTCTAAAATTGGAGCGAGTTCGTCAAAAAGTAAACAAGCAAGATCGAGCCGGTGAGCGGTTGAAACGACCGTTTGTTTTTGGCCTCGAATCTTTGGCATTTCAACAAGCCAAAATAAAATGAGGCTTAGGGCAATAGTTGTCTTTCCATTTTGCCGCGCCACACTTAAACAACTAGAACGATGAACGAGATCCATTTGTCCATCGTCTGCCGGCGAAAAACTTAACGCTCGATCTAAATAGTGACGTTGCCATTCCATAAGTTCCACGCCGAGATACTGGGAAGCCATGTCCCCCACAAGCGCGCCCCACGATCCGACCGACTCCGGGCTAATCGTTTCCAGTCGCGGAGACGCCCGGCCAGTCGTCGCCAGTTCGGGCCAGTCTTGGCCGTTCTTGATAAAGAGTTGACTGGGGCTCGGGGTCGTGTCTTGCCCTCCCAAAAAACGAACATTCGTTCGCTTGTCGTTTGTTTCGCTTTGGTTGAGTATTTGGTTTCGTGTTTGTATTCGCTGGGCGTCGCGTTTGTTTTTGAATGTTGCTCCGCGTGAACTATTGCAAGGCTTACACGATGGGATCATGTTGTCGAGCGATGAGTCACCGCCGGCCGC